TGAGAGACAGATAATATACTGGTCGTGATTAAACTCAGCTAACCAATTACTCACCATAGTATGAATCTGGGATTCCATCTCAGACTTATTACAAGTCAAGGTAATTACACCATCCTCCCATTCATACTCTTGTTGAACTGCCCAACACACCTTGTAGGCTAGAATGTCTCCATCTATTAATATTCTCGTAGTCATTTACATGTACTCCCATTGCTAAGTGTAAGTCTTGGTGGCATGTCTCACAGACATAGACACATTTGGTTATCTCTAGTAAAAACTTTCTCTTATCTTTACCTGTACTAAGTTGTGATACGCCACCTTCTTTATCATCAGGATTCAAGTGGTGGAAATTGAATACCCTGGCAGTCTCTTCAGCTTTACATATCTCACAGGTATGTAGTTTGAGCCATGCTGCAAAGGATAATTTAATTCTGGAACCATATCCATTGAATAAACTACGTTCCTTAATACTATCATAAGGATTGGTTTTATTCAACCTCTTTATATCAGCCTTAAGAAACTCTACAAGATCATTCAAGGAATCAATGGGTTTCAGCCCAAGACTTTCCAATCTTAGCAGTTGCGGAAAGTGGACACCCAAATTCAAAGTACTCCCCCGCCTTTTTAATAGAATCTTCAGCCTCTGCTGCGATAGCTTTAACATGGTTCGGCTTTACCTCCATCTGAAATTCATCATGAATATTCGCTACGAACTCGTAGTCATCACCTTCCTTGTAACCCAGAGCTTGTAACTTCTTATCTAAAATAATCAAAGCTTTCTTCATAAGGATGGCACCAGCAGATTGCAGAAGAGTGTTAAGGGCAGCATGAGAAGACCTCACATGGAGCTTACGTCCATCGAGTCCTATGAGATATCCACGGAGATCAAGGTTCTTCTTGACAGCATCTGTAAGGAGACCAAGGGCTTCAATGTTGCTCAGGAAGTCTGCTCTGGATTTCTTACCGGCAGCCATTCCTTTCCCTAAGATAGACCCTAGCTTACCATCACCAGCACCATAGATGAAAGCATAGAACCAAGTCTTAGCCATATCTCTATCTGTAATACCCAAGGCTTTCATATTGAGACTGTGGATATCAGTGCCTACCGCTTTGTCTCCTGAGATTGCAGCCTCAGCGTAGGCTCCTTTGTCCCATCTACGCATGTACCCTGCAAGAGCTCTGAGTTCAAGCCCATCAGCATCACAACCAACCAACATATAGCCATCATCAACTGAAAATAATGACCTACATTCGGTCCCGTATGGTGAGTATGATGCAGGTACATTTGCAACATTAGGGCTAGAATGAGTACACCGCCCAGTAACAGCACCATTAGGATTGATGTTTCCATATATCCTTCCTTTCTCTTCTAGTTTAAGCCATGCTGCTTTACCTTCAGCAAGCTGTGAGATTCTTTTAGACACCAGGAAATGCTCATTGAGTACATCACAATTAGGAAACTTAAGTTCACTAAGGACAGCCTCATCAATCTGAGGTTTTCCTCCGTCCGTAAACTTCTTAGGCTTCCACCCATACTTCTTTTGGAGCTTAGCTGCTACATGGTCTCTGCTGTTGGGATTAAAGGGAACTGATTTAATCTTGGTAAGCTGAGCTCCCTTGGTATAACCCTTGGTAGCATTATCTCTCTTGGGAGTAAAGAGTCCTTGGTTAATATAGATAGCACCAAAGGCTTCCTCTAATATATCATGGAGCTCCTGTTGTCTCTTTAGGAGTTTTACATAGAGTTCCTGTCCTGCCTTCACGTCAAACTTAAAGCCACGTTGAATCTGCCTTTGGATTATTTTGGCAAAATCAGTCTCAATATGTACGGCCTCTGCTGGTAAACCTTTGGGCCTCAAGAGAGAATAGAGAAGATTAGTTACAGCGAGATCCTGAATACAATAGTCAGCCATCTCATGAGTAAAGGTTTCCCATGCTCCCTCTTGTTTACCGTAGTCTCCTTTATAACTCTTGAACCTGTAGCCCCATGATTCCAGAGAATGCTTACCCCATAGGTCCACAGGGATTAACTTCTCTTTCTTATCCTGCTCATACATATCAGGAAAGGCAAGCTTGGAGAGTACCAGAGTATCCACAATCTTAGTGGACTTCCTTGGAGTCCAATCATACAACTTCTTAAGTACTGGGAGGTCATAGCCAATTATGTTGTGACCAATGAGAACTGAGGTATGATGCTTCAGGATATCCAGTGCTTCCTCTAGACATCTGTAGCCTTCCTCTTGATTGGTAAAGATTTCTCCTATACTATCAAGGGGGTCTAGAAGGCCAACACAATGAACCTTAGTGACAGTCTTGAGGAGACCATTGGTTTCAAGGTCGAATATAGTTTCCATTAAGAGTTCTCCTTATAGAACTCTCCGCCATCTACTATCTTAGTAACAATCTTTAATCCTGAACTATAAAACACTACGTTATAATCAGCCATCAGTGTTACTAAACTGATAAAACTTACTGCCTCATATTTAACAGTAAATGCCTTAAGAATCCTCCCGCTTTTTTTCTCTTGAACAATATAAATCATTGATGATCTAGCCATCCCTAGAACCCTCCTTCTAACATTTGAGATTGAATCTTTTCAGAACCACACTCACTGAGTCTGCCTGTCTGATTATCGTAGAATAGTTTACAGGCAAATCCAGTGGAAGAACCTTTATACCTTGCCTTCAATACCTTGACAACAGTAGTCCCATTGTCCTCCTGCTGGTCCCTCTCTAATGCTATAACAAAATCACTTAGCTGTCCGATAGCCCTGGAACCCCTTAGTTGTGACAAGGAAACCTTGGCTCCCTCTTCATGAGAACCTTTTTCCCCTTGCTTTAAATGGGATACCACCAGCATTCCAATGTTCAACTCTTCTACTAGAGAACGAAGCTTGGTCATAAGGTTATCAATGAGCCTCCTTTCATCACCTTCAGCTACTCCAGATACCATGATGCTGATGTGATCTAGGACGATCCATTCAACATTGCAACTGTGAGACAAGTACCTAATCCTATTAAGGAGAACGTCCACATCCAAACCTCCCCAATGATCGTATAAGTAAATCCTGCCACCAGAAAAAACACTACTCCATATATCTCGCAAATATTTTTCATCCAAATTATTCTCCAAGTGTAACATCTTGTCAGCCTTAATACTCATGAAATCCATGGCTGTCTGTGAGACTGACTCTTCGAACGCAAGGTAACCTACAGTCTCCCCTTTTTCCAAGAGGTAGCTTGCAATTTCCTTGACTGCTGTAGATTTACCTGCACCTGTACCAGCACAGAAGGTTACAATCTCACCTTTACGGAGCCCAAGGGTTTTGAGAGTAAGGCCATCCCATGGGTAGCCATAGAGACTAGGGTTTACCTTAGTGGTAATGAGCTCCCATGTATCCTCACCAGCTACAATACCATCAGGTCTAAAGGTAGTTGCTGACCATACTGCTGATACTAGCTCTGGACCTTTACCAGCTACCAGCATAGCATTAGGATCTTTTTCGGATAGTGCTGCTATCTTAACCCTCCCTGGAGGTAGGAGTTCAGCAGCTTCCTTGGCTGCCTCTTGACCCGCTGGATCTTGATCAAACATCAGGATGATCTCATCGAATTTCAAGAGCCATTCAAGGTCTTTCTTAAAGACTTTCTTGGCTGACCCTGCACCATTAGGAAGGGATACTACAGGCCACTTGCAATGCTGTACTTCAGCAAGGGACATGGCATCTATTTCACCCTCGGTAATTACAAGTTTCTTACCTGAACCCCACAAGTGTTTTCCCCAAAGACTAGAGCAGTCTCCTATGGTACGGAAATCCTTATTAGCCAAGCGAATCTTCTGGCCTCCACTGGGGAAGTGGGCTATTTGGGCTGGAGACCCTTGATAGGTTCCGATGGAATATCCATAATGTCTACAAGTAGCTTCAGATATTGACCTGTTGCTAAGAGCACCGTAAGTTCTTGATTCTCCGCCCCTATTTTCACCCAATACTGTACGCCTTCCACAGCCCTGACTAAAGCAGAAGGTGTGACCATCAGGGTAGGTAGCT